AGGGAACACGGACATATCAACGCCGATTTCGGAGACGACGGTGATAGCGGTCAAGGGATTCTTATCGAAGCCCGGGACAGTGTGAATCAAGTCGAGGGTGGTTGTGAACGGGGAGACGAGGCAGTTGATTTCAGCTTCGATCTTGGAGCGGTGCTCTTCGAGTTCGTCGATATGGTCGAGACATTGGCGGAGTTTGACAGCCTGCTCATGGGAGACAGCGCCGTCCACAGCGGCCTGAATCTCGGAGATTGGGGTTTTACAGCGCCGGTCAACGAAAGGTGCGACGTCAAACGTCTCCCCAGGATGTGCCAGGATATACTCGGTGATGGAACGCGCGGACTTGCCAAACACGTCGGAAAACACATCGTCGAGCTTGAGGTTGGACACGGTGAGACAGTTCTGTGCGCGGTTCTTTTCGCCGGTGATCATGTTGGTGAGCTTCATACGATAGCGAACGAGGTCTCGAAGCTGGCGAATGACCGGCGGCGGAATAAAGCTGGGCTTGACCATGCCGCACATGAACAGGTCGCAAATCCATCGGGCATCCTTGCGATCCGTCTTGTTGCCCTTCATGGGTTTGGTATACTTGGGATGGGCGAGCGTGACCTTGCAGGTCTTTTCGAGAATGTTGAACACAGGAATCCAGTATTTCCCGGAGGATTCCATGCAGACCTGCGTGCAATTCAGTTCCGCCAACCACTCTGAAAGGTCTTTAAGACCTTTGGAGAAAGCGGTAAACCGGGCTTCATGGTAATAGGTTCGGTTGTGACTGTCAGTAATGCCAACGCAAGCGTAAATCCAGGTCTTGTGAACGTCGAGGCCGCAACAGTTATTCAGGATGATTTTGAACATGGCGTCCCTCCTGCATGTACGCACCGGCGCTACTCCGCAAAGCGGAAGCGCCGGCAGCGCCGCGCTGGAATCCGTAGGATTCGCGCGGGCTGGTCGCGCCTGCACGGATGTGCAGCGGCGCGACTGCTATATATTTGCAGGGTCAGCAGGGACTGGCCGTCCGGAAAATCGAGTCGATTTCAAAGAGATAAGTTTACGGGCTGTTTCTTCGCGCCATTCTTTGATTCCTTAACGGACGACCGACACCATATAAAGATGCGAGGTTGCCGCTATGCAGCCCCGCCACTCACCTCCACGGGTTCTGTAGTGTGCTGGCCCTACAGATGCAGTATAGCAAACTTCTACGAATCGCGATAGCGCACCGTTTCATAACCCCTTCGGTGCCTTTCGCAGAAAGGCTGTGTATAAAGATGGACAAGGGTAAGCCGAAGAGAAAGTTGGAGGATTACATCGACATGGCATCGGACAGGTCATCGGACAGGGCCGCCGAGAAAGTGGTCAGGCTTCAATACAAAGCACAGAAGGTCAACCACTACCACGCCATGGAAAACCTGCTGCGCGAGTACAAGAAGCACCGCTGGACGCTGGAGCACACGGAGGAGTTTGACTTCTTCCCGCGGGGCAAGTCGAAGGACATCAGCGTCGCCCCGCCGCCCGGCAGCGGGATGGTCGACAAGATCGACCTGACGGAGGCGTTTGTCCGAGGCAAGACCAAGGCATTTGAGGCGCAAGTGGTGAGCTGGTACATGGCCGACATGGTCATCCGGCAGTTTGAGAATCGCGAAGAGTTCATCGTGATTCGGATGTACTACTTCAACGAGGATTCGAACGGCGTTGATCGCGGCGAGGACGCGAAGCGGTACACCTGGGAGGAGATCGCCGACGAGCTCTCGCAGAAGGGCGTTGATCGGAGCATTACCACGCTGAGGATGTGGCGCTCCAACCTGCTGCGCGAAATGACGGTGCTGCTGTTCGGCGTGGACGGGGCCCTGTCCATCGAATCCCACGACAAGAAGCACGGACAAGGAAAGGAAAAATCGGATGAGTGAGTATATCCAGCTTGTGTATGCTCCATACAAGTCAACATACAAAGACACCACGAAAATGGTGCAGAGATGGGAGTGCCGCCTGAACGGTCAGCAGGTTGGGTACATTGCGTACCACCCTGGCAGACCTCACGCCTCTGGCGATTACTCTGCGGAAGTGTATGAATGCGAGGATCCGAAGAAGTACGGCTGGGACAACAGGCGAACCCGCCATCAGGGCGACTACACTTCCCTCTATGCCGCGAAGGTGGGTATGCTGGAGAAAGCCAAGGCGTTTGTTCAGTACCTCAAAACAGAGGAGGCCGGGAAAGCGTCAGTGACCGGAAGGGCTTCTGCGGCATTCCTGCCTTCCGGGGATTACCAGTTTTACCCCACGCCATCCGAGCTTGCCGGGAAACTGTTTGCGGCTGTGAATTTCAACAGCATCAAAACGGTGCTGGAACCCAGCGCGGGAAAAGGGGATTTGCTTGATTGCGCCGTGAAGCGCAAGAGCACCTATCATAACGGCAGAGAGCGGTACCGCATCAGGAACAGCGAGTTCGACTGTGACTGCATCGAGATCGACCCCAACCTTCAGGCGATCCTCCATAGCAAAGGCTATCGCGTGGTGCACGACGATTTCCTGTCATTCACCACCCGGAAGCGGTATGACCTGATCGTGATGAACCCACCTTTTTCCGAAGGCGATTTGCACCTGATTCACGCCATCGAATTGAGCGAGAATGGCGGTCAGATCGCTTGCATCCTGAACGCTGAGACCATCCGCAATCCCTATACCAACTCCAGAAAGCTGCTGGCAAAGAAGCTGAAAGAGTATGGGGCCTCAATCCGATTTGTCAACGATGCGTTTGCCAGGGCGGAACGGCGGGCGAAAGTAGATGTTGCGTTGGTCAATCTCTCCATCCCGTACACTTTCACCGACGAAACCATTTGGGACAATCTGAAAAAGGCGCGTGAAGCCGATGAACTGAATGCAGGAGTGAAGGTCAACAGCATTGCACCATCTGACAACGTTGAGCGGCTGATCAGAGAGCATGACCTGATGTGCGATGCGGGGATTTCACTCATGCGCTGCTACAACGGCATCGCGGACCACCTTCATCCCGGAGACCGTGCTTTCCCATTTATCACGCTGAATGTGTGTGAAACCAGCCATGTGGGTGTTGAAAAATGCGACGTGAGCCACGTCAACAAGTTCCTCCGCGCGGTTCGCGCACATTACTGGCAGGAGCTCTTCGATCTTCCGGATCTGCGGGATAGGATGACCACTGATATGCAGAAGCAGTATAGCGGCCTGATCGAAGAAATGCGCGATTATGAGTTCTCACGGTTCAACATCCGTCAGGTCATAGAGCGGATCATGGGCCAGATCAGCATAGGCGTGGAGGAGGCCATCATCAAGTGCTTCGAGAAGCTGTCCAATGAGCACACATACAACGAAAACATCCCGAACGACAACATCCACTACTACAACGGCTGGAAAACCAACAAGGCCCATTACGTCAACATGCGGTGCATCATTCCCACCTGGGGCTGTTTTGCAACGGCATACCGTGAAAATAGCCGGGGCGGTTGGAATGACGCCTATACCACAATCTCACCGCATGGATGCTTCGAGGTGCTTTCAGATCTGGAGAAGGCCCTGAATTACCTGGACAATAGAGAGACCTCGGACATCGACATGATGACCCAGCTGGAGGCCGCGAAGATCGCAGATCGAAACCGCAATATCTCTTGCAAATATTTCAGCGTGACCTTCTTCAAAAAGGGTACATGCCACATCAAGTTCCATGATCGTAAGATCGTGGATAGATTGAATATCTACGTGGGCCGCAACAAGGCGTGGCTCCCGCCATCCTACGGGAAGGTACGGTATGACGAAATGGACGAGGAAAGCCGCAGGGTCGTGGATGAGTTCCAGGGGCGTGAAGCCTATGATGCAATCATGGCCAACGTTGATGATTATCTGATTGATGTCAAAGACACGCTGTTGCTGACTTCAGGAGGTGAGTAAGTGACTGAAACAAACAACAACGCTGCTGGGAATCTTGCCGATGATCTCACTCTGATGCTGATTAAAGCCGGTATGGATGCAGTAACCGCCAAAGCAAAGATCGCTTTGCTCATGGACGGCTACGAGATTAAACGCAAAGAGGCCAACATCGTTCCGTATACCGGTGACGGCAACGAACGAATGCTCCAGCGCTTCATCGTTGCGAAGAAAGTCGCCGGATGCACAGATCGGACACTCCGGCATTACTATCGGGAGATCAGAAAGGCGCTTGCGTCCATCGGGAAAGATTGTACTGTTGTGTCATCGCAGGATGTGATGGTGCTGATTGCAAGGATGCTCCAGCGCGGGTGTAGCAAGTGCTATTGTGATGATGTTCGGCTGTCGCTTTCCACCTTTTACCGATGGATGCAGCGTGAGGAAATCATTGCGAAAAACCCGATGGACAAGGTTGAGCGGATTCGCTATCACCATGTGAAGGAAAAGGCATTTTCCAGCGACGAGATTGAAAAAATGCGAATCCAGTTGAGAACATGGCGGGAAAAGGCGATCTTTGAAATGCTTCTGAGCACAGGGTGCCGTGCGGCGGAGCTGGTGTCCATCAAGATCACAGATATTGAGGGAGACCATGTTCAAATCCTCGGCAAAGGTGAGAAGTACAGAACGGTTTATCTGAACGCCCGAGCGAAGGTTACGCTTGAAAAATATCTCGCCGAGCGAAAGGACGTGAATCCATATCTGTTCTTTGGCTCAGTCCCGAACTTCCTGCAAAAGCTGCAAACAAAGGGATACGAGGTAAAACGACGCGCTGACCTGCCTGTATGGTACGCAAAGCACCCAGACCTGATCGACCCCGTAAAGCCCATGAATCAGGGCAGCTTGAAAGATATATTAAAGCGCATTGGGAACCTGGCCAACGTCGATAATGTACACCCTCACCGCTTCCGGAGAACCTGCGCAACGATGGCGCTGCGCAAAGGAATGCCGATTGAACTTGTCAGCAAAATGCTGGGCCATGAGAGTATCGCAACGACGCAGATTTATCTTGACATCGCAGAGGATGACCTGAAAAACGCACACGAGAAGTACGTGACATGACGGCAAAGGAGTGAGCGACATGTGGATTCTGAGTGGGGATGGCACCCATTTGGTAAATGCTGACAAGCTGAACCGTGTTTTCATCAAGGATGTGGGCGACAACATTCTGGTTGGCGGTGACTTTGGCGCGAACAACAGCGAAGGCAAGGTAGCTTCTCTGGGTAAATATCGGGAGTATGACGTAGCGAAGGAAATCTTGGTTGATTTGGCCCAGGCCATGGATTCAGAGCGAATGCTGTACATCATGCCTACCAACAGGTATGACGTCGTGATCGAACAGAAGATTCGCGACAGCCGAGTGAAACGCCGGGGCGGCAGCTGATTTGGGGGCTGTAATGAGCAGACCGTGGACGGCGGAGGACTGTGAAAAGCTCCGTGAAGGCTGGGGCAAAAGTCGCGGCGGCATCCCGGCGCTGGCGAAATCCATGGGACGCAGCGTCAACGCGATCAGAACAAAGGCGGTGCGGTGCGGGCTGGGGCCATGGATGGAGAGGGACGAATACCTGACCTACAATAAGCTGCATTTCATCGTTACCGGCAATCGAAGCAGCAACGATTACTACAAAAAGCGTTGGTTGCAATTTGGATTCCCGGCGACATACCGGCGGTTAATCAATCAAAAAATCCTGTGCGTGCGCATCGAAGATTTCTGGGAATGGGCCGAGAAGCATCAGAAAGACTTGGATTTTTACCGATTCGAGGAAAATGCCCTCGGCGCGGAGCCCGCGTGGGCAAAGGAGAAGCGAGAGCGCGACAGACAGAATCACAGGCTGATTCATCCGAAGAGATGCGCATGGAGTGAGGATGAGGACATCCGGTTGCGCTACCTGATCGAACACGGCGCGACATACGCCGATCTTGAGCGCGAACTTTCAAGATCAACATACGCGATTCGGCGCCGGATATACGATCTGTACCTTCCGAAGCCGAAGCGCGGGAAAGAGATTCCATGGACGGACGAAGATCAACGCCGATTGGTAAGGAGGATTGACCAGGGGTACACGGTTGATGTGTGTGCCCGTGAGTTGGGCAGGTCGGCCAATTCGTTGCGGGCCAGGGTGGAGAGAATCAGAAAAACAGGCAAGTGGGACCGATATAGACAAGGAGATTAGATTACATGGCACACATCAAGTTTGAGGCCCAGAAGGGCAAGTTCTTCATCGTCAAGAGGTCGAAGTACCTCACGGAGTATTATGTGGCGTCCGGGACCAGGGCCGTGGGCACGCCTGCGGAGCATCGGTTTATCGAGTGGGATAAATACTGGAGCAATGCACGCGGATTCATGAACCTGTCCGCCGCCCAGCGAATCCTCGCAGATCTGAAGGAGCAGTACGGCAGCCGGGTATCCATCGTAGATCGCAGCGGCGAGTTCGTGAAGGAGGCGCTCAAATGATCTGGGGAAGCAAGAAGCTGAAAGCCATCGTGGGAAGCGACATGATCGAGAACGTCAATCCCGCGTCCGTCAATCTCCGGCTGGGTCACACATTCCTGCGGCCCGTGGAAGATCAGGTTCTCTCCCTCGGCGAGAGAATACAGTATATACGCTATGAGGTTGCCGACGGTGAAACCATCGCCATCAGGCCGGGCCAGTTCATGCTTGCAACCACCATCGAATACGTGGAGGTGCCGGTGAATGCCGCGGCGTTTGTCCAAGGCCGTTCCTCCATCGGACGCGCCGGCCTGACGGTTCAGAACGCTGGGTTCGTTGATCCCGGCTTCAAGGGCCACATCACATTGGAGCTCAAAAACGACAGCCCGTGCATCATTCGCCTGTTTCCCGGTTATCCGGTGACGCAGCTCGTCTACATGGACGCTGAGGACGTGGAGGAGGGCTACAGCGGCAAGTACCTGGGCCAGGTGGAGGCCACCGGCAGCCGGATGCACCTTGACGGCATCACGCCGGAAAAAGGGAGGGAACAGCGGTGATCGGTTCATTTGAGGAGCTGCGCCGGTTGAAACCCGACGTCACAGACTTCACCGAGAATGGCCATTGTTCCAGATGCGGTTCCTGCTGCACAGACTTCCTCCCGGTTTCGCGGGAGGAGATCGAGCGCATCCGGGCATACGTCAAAAAGCACAACCTTAAAGAGCATGTGACTGTGGTCATGCAAAGTCCAGGCATGGACATGACCTGTCCGTTCCGGGACAACGTCAAAAAGCGCTGCGACATCTACGAGATCAGGCCGGAGATTTGCCGGTGCTTCCAGTGCGACCAGGACATGGAGCACATCAACACCAACAAGGCGCTGTTCTACCAAAAGAACAACGTGGTCTCCATGCGCGGGGTGTTCTTCGGCAACGAAAGATCAAACCACATGGCCCGGCTGATCGCCCTGGCGCTGAGAATGGAGTGAGAACATGAGTTACGACAAAAATACCATCCTGCGCTTTATCGCCCATTTCAAGGGAAGTGAGGACACCTTTCTTCACGGCTGCTGCTACTGGTTTTCGGTGATCCTGTATGACCGTTTCTTCTCGGAGCGCGTCGTGGAGATCTACTATGAGCCGGTGGAGGGACACTTCATCACGAAGATCGACAATCGCTTTTACGATGTCCGCGGCGACGTGACGGAGCTGTACCGGGGCAAGCCGATGTACAACATGTACGAGATGCACCAAAACGACGTGAGGATGTACGAGCGCCTGATGAGGGATTGCCGGGATTTCAGGGAGGTGGGCGAGAATGGATGAACTTGTAAATGCCATTAACGAGTTGATCCTTGCGGCGATTATACACGGCGGAGACAGAGGAGGGGCTTATTTCAGCAATGCGAAAGAGCTTCGCGAAAAGGTGAATCGTGTTGCGGGAATGCTCGATTGCAATGTCGTTTGGGAGGATTGCTTGGACAGACCTGACCCGGACAAGGAAGAATGGCCGCGACTCGTTTACGGAGAGGTGAACATGCCTGACCGTGAAGAGATCATCCGCGACCTGAAGGTGATCCGCACCTGGGCGGCCTGCTCCGCGATTCGGCTGAACGACATGGGCAAGATCGCCGACACGATTGATGGCGCACTGGCGCTGATCGAGGGCCTTTGGAACGACATGAACGAAGTGAGGTCATGCAAGACCTGCAAAAACCGTGACAGGTGCGACCCAGACGATGACGGCGTGAAGCAACGCTTCTGGGTCGCGTGCGGCGGCAGCCGAAAGCTGAAATGGGAATGGAGGGGTATTGATGGACAAGGCTGAGATCGTCAAGGGCCTGCGGTGCTGCATCGAAGCGGAAACCACAGCTTGCCCGGAGGATTGCCCGTTGAAGGATGAGGCGTGGAGGGAATCGGGCCGGTGCGCGTGCAAGGCGTTCGAGGATGGCTTCATCAAGGTGCCGACGACGCTGATCGAGACCGCCATTGCGGTTCTGGATAACCCTGATCCACGGCTTGAAGAGCTCGCCGCAGATTACGGGCTGACACCCGCGGGCCTACGGTTCGCGCTCGAACAGTATCAGACCGTAATCAGCGAGATCACCCATGGGTTGATGAGCAAGCTCACCTATGCCGCTCATGACATCCTGCAAGTCGCACAAGATCGGTGGTGTGATACCTGCGAATTGAAGCAGGAGCAGGAACCGGTGGAGTCCAAAAAACTGATGGCAAAAGTCAAGAACGGATATAGGTGGAGATTCTATTGCGGCAAATGCGGCGATGAAATAGATAGATTTGACAAGTATTGCCGACACTGCGGAAAGGCGGTGATGTAGGATGACTGAGCAGGATTTGAGAGCAATCAAAGACACACGCATTACGGCTGCCGATACGCCAATCAGTATGAATGGGGCTACAGAAAGGCTCAACGCAAGGATGATTGAGTGGGAGGAGCATCCTGAACACTTTGATGGAGTGAACCCATTTTCGATAGCCGTGTTTGAAGTCAGGCAGAAAACGTTGAAATGGGAGCCGCAGCAGCGGGTGATGACGCTGGAAGAGGTCAAGGCGCTGCCGGACAAATCGGACGTATGGCTGGAGGAGTTTTGCAGTATCGTCGTGGCAGCGACGGTTTCACATGCATTGCAGGAAATTCCGGAAAGTATGAGAGGGCCGATACCAGACACCACCAGCTTTTATGGCATAGAACATGCCGATTATAACAATGGGGAATATGAGAACGCTGACTACGGCAAAGAGTGGCGCTGTTGGACATCCCGTCCATCCGAAGAACAGATGGAGGCGACACCATGGCAGCCGGTTCGGTGGAACTGCCCGTTGTGGCAGGAAAAACAGAAGGATGTGGCACCGAAGGAATGAAACGCAAAGATGTTTGTCCTTCCTGCGGGAAGCAGCTTCAATGCCTGTATGATCGCGGCATGACAAAGTGGTATTGCCCGCGCTGCAAGTACAAGCGCTATGACGGCGCGGAGGAAAACCCGTGGAAGATTTTCAAGACAAGGAAAAGGCGGTGACACGGCACAAATGAGCAACAAGCGAGGCTACTTCGGAATCGGGATATTCCATTGCAAGAACGAGACGAACGTCGGCACACTGTGGCGTTCGGCGGCGATCCTGGGCGCGGACTTCATCTTCACCATCGGCAAGCGCTATCATAGGCAGGCCAGCGACACTATGAAGGCGCCGCGTCACATCCCTCTGTTCAACTACACCGATTACGATGATTTCTTCCGGCACGTCCCGTATGATTGCCCGGTGATCGCGGTGGAACTGTCCGAAAACTCTGTGCCGCTGGACACCTTCACGCATCCCGAACGGTGTATCTATCTGCTGGGCGCGGAGGATTACGGCATCCCGGATGACATCCTCCTGCGGTGCCGCGATACCGTTCAGCTTTATGGGGATTACTGCTATAACGTATCGACTGCCGGGAGCATCGTCATGTATGACCGGGTAACAAAGGAGAGGATGAAGCACCATGAAACTTGACCGCATGATCGAGTTGCTGGAAGCGGAACACGAGTGTATGCTCCGCAAGAGCCACGGCGACTGTGACAGCCGGTGCGAGGCCTGCAACCTCGTCCAGGATGACGGCGAACTGAACGAGATGTATACGAAGGTGATTAAGCTGCTGAAAGCAAGGACCGGCATCACCACCCAGGACCTGAAGGATTTGGAACTGGTTCGCCGGGTCCGCGCCGGAAAGGTGAAGGTGGCCGGGTGTACCGCCTATACCATCATCAACGGCGACTACTACTGGCGGCACCGCGGCGAGTACCCGTGGAAGGACGGCGTGCGGCTTTTGACCGTGGCCGACTTCGAGAACAACCCAGATGCGGATTCCCAGGGCTTCCTCCCGTGCTGGGTCGAATGCAACGACAAAGAGATTGCGTTCGGCATCAAGGCGGGTCTGATCGAGGACGGCGAAACGCTGGACGGCTGGACGGAGGTCACGGTGGACGAAATGCCCGGCGGGGAGCATCACAATCCCAACGTCAGGTATTGGACAGGCAAACCAACGGACAAGCAGATGAGGGAGACGGCATGGGCTATCGGGAGATAATGATGGTTACTTCGGTGAGCTGGATATTGGTCACAAAATCGATGCTCAATATCCTCACACAAAAAGACCGGGTGGACAACTGCATAGATGCAGTGATGGGGTGGATCATCGTCACGGTGTACATGATCTTCAGGGCGTTTGTGAGATAAGGGGGGTGTCGATGTGGGATTCTGGAAAATGTTTGCGATGACCATATTGTGGATGGCATTATGCGGTTCGGTGGCACGTGTGCCAGACTGGACGAAGATGCTGGGACTCGCCATGATCTTCGCCGGGTTTGTGGCGCACCACGATGGATGAGGTGAGGCGCATGACATACGGTTATGTCCGTGTCAGCACCCGCGACCAAAACGAGGCCCGGCAGATGATCGCCATGTATGAGCGCGGCGTGGAGCCGAAGCACATCTTCATCGACAAGCAGAGCGGCAAGGATTTCAACCGCCCGGAGTATCAACGGATGCTCCGTAAGCTCCACCCCGGCGATGTGCTGATCGTCAAGAGCATTGACCGGCTGGGCCGCAACTATGACGACATCTTGGAGCAATGGCGGTACATCATCAAGGACAAGGGCTATGACATCATCGTGCTGGACATGCCGTTGCTGGACACCACGAAGCAGGACGCGGGCGGCCTGATGGGAAAGGTGATCGCGGACATCGTGCTCCAGCTGCTGTCCTACGTTGCCCAGACCGAGCGTGAGTTTATCAAACAGCGCCAGGCCGAGGGCATCGCGGCCTATAGGGCTACGGGCAAACCGTGGGGACGCCCGCCATTTGAGCACGGAGAGGACTACCGCGAGTGTTACCGACTGTGGCGTGAGGGCAAGCTATCCGGCACGCAGGCCGGGAAACGGCTGGGCATCGCCCGCACCACATTCATGCTGTGGGCGAGAGCAGACGAAGCGAGGGAGGCGACAACGTGACAGACAAGACCATGACCGCCGCAGAAGCCCGCGCGGAGAGAGCGAAGAAACTGCGATACAAGCGGCCAGCGTGCAAGTCCCTCAACTGGTTTGCCATCCGCGAGGATCTGAGCGAAATGAGCGAGGATATTGGCAGCGCCCAGTGGATGGACGGCGCGTATGACGCCCTGTCGGAGACCTTCGGCGACGACGAGGAGAGCCTGACCTTTGAGTTCCAAGTGGCGTTCTCCAGCCTGGCCGGGGAGATCGAGCAGATGTACGACGACATGGACGAGCTTCAGCGGGCGCAGGAGGCGTATTTCTACACGCCCGACTCCGATGAGTGCGACGACCCGCCTCAGCTGTTCGACCTGTTTTTCCCGGCCATTGATTATACCGACGATTTGATGGGCTATGACATCGAGGAGCACGACTACTACGGCATCGAGCCGGGGTTGGATGACTACACCCGGCGACAGGCCAAGGAGCGATTGAAGCGCCTGACCAAAGATCAGCTGATCGACATGGCGGGGCTGTGCATGGAGATCGCCCGGCAATATATGAGCCTGCGGGCGCGGTATGACGGGCTGAGCGCCTCCATCAACATCCTCAAGGGCAGGCACGAGGAGATGATGACCGTGGTCAAGGGCATCGAGGCGCTGTACGACAAGGCTGAGAGCGAATCAAAGGGGTTTCAGTATAACTTCATGAGCGAAAGCCTTCCGAAGCTGGACAAGATGCTGTATCAGCTGCCGGACAGGCTGTGGGTAGAGTAGGAGGATTACACGATGACACCGAGAGAACAGATAATTGCACAGGTTTCAAGGGCACAGGGTGTGTTGATGACGCTTTACGGGTTAGTTCGCGACATAGAGATTGCCAGCCTGGTTGACGATGGCAAAACCGGCGAGCTGGGCGGTGTGGTCATGGACACAATCCATGGGCTGAACCGCGTGGTCGACCTGTGGGACGGCGTGGAGGACGAAGGCGAGGCGCAGGAGCATTGAGAAGGGACGTTTACTACCAGGGCCGCCCCGGCGCGAAGTGGGGCATTTTCAACAGCGTCAAGAAGCAGTTTCAGTTCGACATCTGCGAGGATACGCCGATGCTGGCGGAGGCGAGGCTGTTTCAGAAGATCGGCGTCGACGCAAAGAAGTGGCGCTTCGAGGTGAAGCAGCTGCCGGAGAAGCTGGTGCGCAGGGCGGCGGGGCCGTCGGACAACATGTGGAGGTGAGCAAGTGGCTTCGATAGGATTTCATCACGGGGCGCTGTGCGACCCATACGAGAAACAGGCCAACGATCAGGGCTTCACCCTCGGCGATCAGGCTGAATACCTTCAAGATCTCGGCTTCAAGCTCGTGTTCATCTGGATTCACGGTCTGCTCACCGACAGCCAGTATGACGCGGCGCTGAAAAAGCTTCAGAAAATGCTTGCAAAGGCAGTGAAGCGGATTGAGCCGGTGGAGGAGACATCATGCGAACGGGACGAAAGCCAATAAGGTACGCCGTACATACGGAGCTGTTGACTGTGCGACAGGTGGCGGAGCGCGTGGGCGTCACCGTGGGTTCGATATATGGCTACAGACAGCGGCACACCAATCCCGATGGAACGCCGCTGTCATTGGAGGAAACATACGATGCCTATATGCGCGCCCGCAGGAAGGGCCGCAAACATGTGGCGCCCCGGCAATCGAAGGCCCGGCGCTACCGCATCGGGAGGCGGGAGGTCACGGCAGACGAAGCGGCGGCAGAACTTGGCGTGACGCCCTGCGCGATTCGCAATCGGCTGTTTCGCTGCAAAGGCGATATGGAGGAAGTCTATCGACAGGTCGAGGCGCAGAAGAAGCGCCGCGCGGCGCGGGCAATCATGGACATTTTGAATGAAAGGTGCGATACAGATGCAGAGCAACGTGAAGAAGAATGACGTCATCCAGATCAACGAGAGGTGCAAGAGCAAGGACTGGATCGGCTGCCTGATGATCGTCGACGAGGTCAAGGACTGGGGTGTTCAGGCGTACCTCCATATTCCCATGAAGGGCGACGCCTATCTGCGCATCAGTCACGGCGAGTATGATGTGATCGGCAAGGCCGCGCTGGTGGCCGGGGAGGATGACGAATGATTACGCTGGAAGTAGAAGACTATTGTCAAAACTGCGGAAGTTTTGCACCTGTGGCGAACTGCAACATCCTCTATGGTAACGACAAGAAATACTTGAGCGAAACAACTGTGAGGTGCAAAGATCGTGAGCGTTGTCGGTATCTGCATGATGTGATCATGAAGAGGCTGGCAGACGAACAGAAGGAGGAGCAACCATTGGCGAATAACTGGAAGGTGTTCAAAGAGGGCCAGCTGATTGTCTACGTCAACGGCGATAGCTACGAGATCGGCAAGATCAAGCGGATAGTCAGAGACGGCGCATTCGTGTACTACTCAAGCGGCGAGACCGCCGCGAAGACCCCGTTCGATCTGATGCACCCGCTGGCCAATGAGTACGTGATCGGGGCGACCAGCTTGGGCGGCGGCAAGGAACAGGAGGTGCGCCATGGCTGAGAAACCGATTCTGTTCAACACCGAAATGGTCAGGGCAATTCTGGACGGGAGAAAGACGCAGACGCGGCGACTGTGTAAGGGACAGTCGCAGAATTGCACGATTAATCCGCAGACGCTGGGCTATGAGCCGCCATACAAACCCGGTGACATTCTGTGGGTGCGTGAGACGTGGCAACACTGGTTCAATCATAGAGGATGGCGCTATGAGTACAAAGCGGATTATAGGGATGATGAGCCTCTGCGTTTGTGTGGAATGTATATCGCATGGCGTCCGTCCATCCACATGCCGAAAGAGGCGGCGCGGATATTCCTAAAGGTGAATGACGTTCGGGCAGAGCGATTGCAGAACATCACGAAAGACGAGATCAAGTCAGAGGGGTTAGATGTACTCGGTAAAACAGCAAACACATCGTTTAGGATGTGGCGCGAACTGTGGGAAAGCACCATGAAAAAAACCGAAGTCCCGCGCTACGGCTGGGACGCCAATCCCTGGGTGTGGGTGATCGAGTTTGAGCGCACAGAGAAACCGAAAGGATGGTTGAAATGACAGAAGACAACAGGCCGACCAATCCGGTGAAGGCCATACGTGCCAAATGCCTTGACTGCTGCTGTGGCCAGTTGGCAGAGGTGAAGGCGTGCCCCAAAGAGGATTGCGCCCTGCATCCCTTTCGCCTCGGCAAAAATCCGTTCAGGGCGAAGGTCAAGCGGGAGCTGACGGACGAACAGCGGGAGGCGCTGCGTGAGCGAATGAAGCGGGCGCAGGCCGCAAAGCGAAAGGGCGGTGCGGACAGTGAGTAATGTTGAGCACCCGGCGCATTACAACGTCGGGAAGATCGAAGTGATCGACGCCATCAACGAGTGGCAGTTGGGATTTGACCTCGGGAACGTGGTCAAGTATGTAGCTCGTGCCGGGCACAAAGACCCGGCGAAAACCATAGAGGATCTGGAAAAGGCGAGGTTTTACCTCGACGACGCGATCAAGCGTTTCACGCAAGAGGAGGAGAAACAGTCATGAAATCCAGTTTGAAGTTCGACCTGATTGTTCTGGCAATCATCATCTCCGTGGTGCTGCTGGGCGTGATCTGCGTACAGTCCGCACGAAACAAGGCCATACGGCTGGAGGAGCAAATCGACATGGCGAAGTCCGAAATCGACGTCCAGCAGAAGCGCCGGGCAGACCTGATTCCGAACCTTGTGGATTGCGTCAAGGCCTACGACCAGCACGAGTATGAGCTGATCCTCGCTGTGGTGCGTGAGCGCGGCTACGAGGCGGGCGAAGTCCAGACCATGGTGGCAGCCGTTGCGGAGGCTTACCCCGAACTCAAATCCAGCGAGAATTACCGCGAACTGATGAACGAACTGTCCACCACAGAGAACTTGATTGCCAACTACCGGAGCAATTTCAACAAGTGGGTCAGGGAGTACAAGCAGCACATTCGCAAATTCCCGAACACGGCGCTGCTGAACCTGGCAGGCTACGAGACCGTGGAGTATGGCTACCTCGAATACAATGCAGCGGAGGACGCCCCGACAGGGCTGTTTGATTGATATGGTAGTTACGAAACGCGAGGTGCTGTTCAGTCTCGTCATCGTGTGCGTGATGCTGGCCATTGGTCTGGCCCTTGTCGCCAATATTGATGCCGAGCTTCAGAACAAGTACGAGGCTTACAACACCGCGCTGCAGGTTGTCGATGATCCGGCGATGTTTGAGTACGGGATGCGCACCAGCGTGGGCAACGCCTTCGCCCATGGTGAACTGAGGGCAGTTGACCCGGTGTCCATCCCGGACATCCCTGGAGCGCATGGGTACATCAAAAAGACCATGCAGCGCCATACCATGCACACCCGAACCGTCACGGAGAGCGACGGCAAGGGCCATACGCGCACCCGCACGGAGACCTATTGGACATGGGACGACGTGGAGAATTGGGAATGGCATTGCAAGCAGATTTCCTTCCTCGGGCACGTCTTTCCATATGGAACAATAACCCCGCCGCAGGCCAAATATATCGACACGATCTATGAATCCACCAAAATCAGGTATGAGTATTACGCCTGCGCGGAGGCCTACACCGGCACGCTCTGGGCGCGGCTGGAGCCGGACAGAATCTCCGATACAGCATTTTATGCTGACATGGACATCGAGCAGACCATCGAGTACCTGGAATCCGGGCGGGAAAAGGTGTGGTTCTGGGTGCTGTGGGTGCTGTTGATCGCAGGGGTCGTGGCGGGGTTCTACTACCTCGAAAACAGGTGGCTTGAAGATTGAGAGGAGGACGACAGACATGGAGAGATTTGTGAGGATATTGCTGGTGGTCACGATGCTCTGTTTGGCGGCGTTGTTTGTTATCGGTGTTATCGCGGCGGCGGTTGTCCTGGTGCGGTATATAGGAGGCAGCTTATGAAGCCGATCTATGAACCCAGGGGCGCGGCAAAAGAGTACGGCGACCTCGCCCTGAACATCTACACCGGCTGCCCGCATCGTTGCTTTTACTGCTTCGCGCCGTCGGTGCTTCGCCGGGATCGTGAGACTTTCCACACCAACATCCAGCCTCGGGAAGGAATCGTTGAAGCGACACGCCGGCAGCTGGAGAAAGAGCAGATTACCGGCAAACTGATTCACCTGTGCTTTACCTGCGACCCCTATCCGACGGCTGTTGACAGCATGGCTACCAGGGAGATCATCAAGCTGTTGAAAGAGCATGGGAATCATGTGCAGATTCTCACGAAGGGCAGCGGATTCAGGGACTTTGATCTCCTTGATTGTGAGGACTGGTATGGAGTGACGATCAGCTGCGACAATGCCGCGAACGTTGAACCGTGGGCAGAGCCGACGTTCAAACGGATCCTCGACATTAAAACAGCTCACAAAATGGGTATCAAGACATGGGTTTCGTTTGAACCTGTCATCAATGCCGATGATGTGCTTGAAATTATTCGGGACTGGCACGGCATTTTCGACAAGGTGAAGATCGGCAAGCTGAACTATCATCACTCCGACATCGACTGGAAGAAGTTTGGCCAGGAAGCAGAGGCGCTTTGTCAGAGCCTCGGTTTGGACTACACCATCAAGGACAGCCTGCGGGCAGAGATGGGGAAATGAAATACCAGTACGGTTACTGCTCACAATGCGTCTGCCGAGATTGCCTGCTGTGGTGGTCTCAGCGCTGCCCATACGGTGCGTGCTTCGACGACCACCGCGCGAAGGTGGAGCCAAGGCCGGGGCCGGTGCGCACCGCCTGGACGGATTGGGACAAGCCCGGCGAACAGGCCCATTGGTGCCGGGGCGGCGCGTTCTTCCCCACAGACCATTGTGAGCATTACATCCACTACGAGAAGGACAAGGCCATCGTGCGCACCTGCCTGGAGAGCAACGTGGTGGTTTATCAGGACGGGTACATACAATGCAGCCTGATCGACGTGATGGGCTGCGGGGAATGCTACCGGCGATTCGAGGAAAAGGAGGAGCGAGAATGAAGGAGAGATTCGAGAAGTTCATGCAGATCATGGGCGACGGCATCGGCATTGACCAGGCAAAGGCGCTCGCCGAAACGCTGTATGAAATCGGCTTCTTCGAGGCCCAGGCTTCGACGAAGTATCACGGCAACTACGAGGGCGGCCTGTTCGACCACAGCGCGGAAGTGACCGCCTGCCTGCTGGAGCTGACGGAGAAGCTCGGCCTGAAATGGCCCAGGAAGGAAAGCCCGTACTACATCGGCATGCTGCACGATCTGTGCAAGTGCGGCATCTACAAGCGCAAGGACGGCGGGTATGAGTACGTGGGCAACGATATGCTGCCCGGCCACGGTGACCGTTCGGTGATCCTGGCTCAGACGACCCTCGGCATCACGCTCAACGCGGAGGAAATGTTGTGCATCTACTGGCACATGGGGTCCTTCACAGAAAAGGAGCGGTGGAGCGACTACACGGAAGCCGTGCAGAATTACCCGAACGTCCTGTGGACGCATGTCGCGGACATGATGGCGTCCCAGGTCAAGGGGGTGTGAGCGTGGAGCCTAAGTATCTCAAATGCAGGGCAAAGAGCGCGGCAACCGGGAAGTGGGTATACGGCTTCCCGGTGCCCTTCCCGGACGGCATCAGCGGATGGGCGCTGGTGGGAGATCATTTCTTTTCGGCGGACCGTGAGCACATCGAGACACCGGAGTTCACCGAAGTGCTGAACGACACCATCGGGCGGTATGCCGGGTTCACGGACCATTTCAACACCCCGGTATTCGAGGGGGACATCATCTTTGTGGAGCCTGACCTTTATGGTGTGATCCGCTTCGGCAGACATGCGCCGCACATATCCAGCGACGCACAGACCGGCTACGGCTTTTACATCGAGTGGCTGGGGCCGAAGGCGGACATCTATCGCACGGACATCGGATATTGGATGGGCGCGGACAGGGCTGTCATCAAGGGGGACGTGTTCGACACGCCGGAGTATGTGGACAAGCTGGGCCGGGTGGTGCCGGACGGCAACGGAGGGTTTCGGTATGAGAGTTGAGCAGCCGGACGGCGAGATCAGGCCGGTGGACTTCACAATCGCCTCAAAACCGAGCTACATCAGTCTGACGTGCCCGTATTGCTATTCGGACATCAAGATTCCCTGGAAAGACGTGTGTGAGCCGGATTACTGGGGTGACGATTGGGGCGAGGTCGAATGCCCGGATTGTCACGAGACGATCAAGCTGGGAGATTATGAGTATGACTGACGAAGGGGCGTGCATCAAATGACCAGCGAACAGCGAGAGCACATCGCCACGACCATCGGCATGCTGGAAGTGCTGATCGCACAGATGAAGGATGAGGGCAAAGAGGCCATGCAGTACGCCTTGGTCGCGCAGACCGAAATCCTTCAGGAAATGCTCGACCATGACCGGAGGGATGGCTGATGGCGGGGCGGGCATTTGTCCGAAGAGAGGATTTTGTGAACAGCACACTATGGCAACACTTGCCTGTGATTAACGTGGACAAGTGTGACGATATTCCTTGTGACTGGCCGGGATTGATGGGTGTGCCGATTACATTCCTGGATAAGTTTAGCCCAAATCAGTTTCAGATTTATGATCTGACGAACCACATAAAGCTTGAAAACGGAAGAGAGCCTTACCGAAGAATAATTGTTCGCAATTTACAGCCGATATTGCCAGAACTCATTGATATAACGGAACTGTTTGCTTTGGTGGGTGTTCCGGTGGACTTCATGCCAGTTTCCAAAGTGTTGCTTGGTGTAAAGATCGCACCAGAATACCGATTGTCGCCACAACAGAGGTCTCTTCTGGATGAATCGGTGGGGACGAACGATAAGGAGGGAATCTGATGGCGGGGCGTTTGTGGAAACCCGAGATCGGAACGAAGGTTTGGTTTGTCACTGAGCATCACTGGCGGCGGCCTGGGGCGACGAAGTGGCAGCCGGAATACGAGTTCATGGTGTACCAGGGTGAGGTCAGGGGCTATCACGCAGGCAATTGGACGGACGTCACCCTGCGCTACCGGGAGCAGGAGCCGGGGCCGATCCACCTGACCGAAGTCCGCCTCGACAGCAAAAAACCGACAATTTTTGACAATCCCAGGGACGCGGCCCTGAGGGCAAAGGAAATAACCGACGATTATTTGAGACGCTGGGGATGGGTGTGGAACATGCACCCTGATATGCCGCCCATGCCCCGGCGGTGGGAGAAATACCTGGAAGGAGAGCAGACCGACAATGACAGGAATTGACTGGCGATCAGGGTTGAAGGACGCCATGTGGAGCATGTTCTGGGTGCGGCAGAACATCGGAAAAGAGGATGTCGAAGCAGACAAGCAGGCACTCAAAGAGAACGTGGCAAGGCTGATTCTACTCACCACCCAAAAGATTGGCTGCGATGCGAATAAGCGTGGATTAAAGAATGCGCTGGACTGGAACAGCCTCGACACTACGATCATGGGCATCGTGTGTGCGGCGGCTTCGCTCTGCCTGAGCGGAGAATTCGGAGAAATGCCCGAGAAAATTGATGGAGACTACTGAAGGAGGACGCTGAATGAAAACAGCTTATATCTGCGACGGGCGGGCGCCCTGCGCGAAGGCCACGGGGTGTGTTTATGGAGGTACTCCGTTTCGCACCTGCAACCACACCGTCAATACGCTGTACGCGAAGAACGGGGCCTGCGCCCATCCGGAGAAATACCCGGAGCGCTTCAAGGTAGTGGGCCAGGACGCCGACGGGCAGCCGATGTATTGGGAGATCGACAAAGGAGGAATGCACGGTGAAGATTCTGAAACCGGGCGACGTGAGCAAGCTGGATGATACCAGACGGTTCGAGTGCAACAAGTGCGGGTGCGTGTTCGAGGCGACAAAGGCCGAATATCGCGGCCAGAGTTTGAGCGATGATGAGTGGATTTACGCCTGCGAGTGCCCGGTCTGCAAGTATATCGTGACCATGAGCGGCGAATAAAGGACAGGGGGTGAGATAGTGGCGGAGTTTCAGGAAGTAATGCAGCAACTTGGAAGGATATGCCAGGCCAACTTAGGTGAATGTGCTATTTGTGATTTGCGACCGTTATGTCCTTCAAAGACGTTTCTTGACACGTATGTGAAAAGTGGTCGGACGGAACGGTTAGAAAAAATGGTGTTGTCATGGGCCGCCGAGCACCCGATGCCGGAATATCCATCATGGATAGACTTTTTAAGCACAGTGGGACTAATAATCCAAACAAACGACTGCACCACTTGTGCCTTTGATTTCACAAAGGCATATACCCAAATCCCCGCCGACATCGCGGAGAAGCTGGGGTTACAGCCGAAAGAGGTGAGATCATGACTCGAGAAGAGGCAAGGCGCGAGGCCGAGCTTTGCAAGTGGATCATTCGGAAATTCCGGAAGATCAGGCAGCAGGAGGTGGATTTGGAGAATAGGCGCATTGAGCGGCAGAAGGAGAAACACAAGTACGTGTTCGAGAACTACCATTCCCGCCAGCAGATCGAGGATGACTACGGCTATGACGCCATCACCACGCGCGAGTATCGGGAGTACACCCGCATCTGGGACGATGTGCACGATGACAACACCAAGTATGAGGACCGGTTGCGATTCATCGACAGGCAGCTCAGGTCGTCCCAGAGCAACCTGGAGGATTGCGAGCTGATTATGCGGAACGGCGACCCCTGCGAGACGCGGAAGGGCTG